TAGCTTCTACGTCTTTTGTGGCTTTGTCTTGGGCAATCCCAACAGCCTGTCCGTATACCTGTACGCCTTGCTTCAACGCTTGAGCTAATTGTAATGCAGAGTTTGTCTTAGGCGTCTGTTGAACCGCCACACGGTAGTTACCTCCATTACTTATGGTAGGCTGTATGGATACAGGGTTAAGATTTAGCTCTACCTGCTTCCGTCCTTTGGAGCCGTCTTCGATTGTTATTTGTCTTTTAGCCATTAACTGTATGATTGAAAGGGTGATTTATATACAGGGAGGTCTAACATTCCCATATTAGAAGATTGTTGACTTAACTTAGCCACGCTTTTCATGGATGTTCCTGACGATGCGGCGGCTGTGCCTCCTTGGAATAAACCTGCTGTATTCATTGCACTATAAGCACTGAGCCCTGTAGAAGCTCCACTAAGAGCCGCTCCAAGGTAGTTAGGTTGGGCTATAGGTTTGTTAATGCTCAACAGGTTCATACGAGAGCGGTTAGCACTGTCTTCGAAACCAAGCGTACGATTCATATTAGCGAACTGCATCTGTTGTTGAACCGAGAAGTTAAACTCTCCTTCTTTGCGTGTAAGGTCGTTAATCAAAGCATCTACGCTTAGTCCTGCTACGCCTGCCTCACCAGCACTCACACGAGCCGTTGCACGGGCTTCACGGGCTTTTGTTGTGGACTGTTGAATACGTTGTGCCGCCGCTACCTTTTCTTGTCTCTCCCTGAGACGAGAGGCTGACATTTCGGTTAGGTGACGTTGTTGCTCAGCAATGGATGCGTTGCGCTGGACTTGGGCTTGCGCTTTCGCTTGCTGTCGCTGTCCTATGACGGTCGTGCCTGCTTGGGCGATTCCAAGCCCTATTGCTACTGGATTACACATATTATTTAGAAGTAATTATAAATTCAAAGAAGGGTTGGTTGTTGAAGTCGAGTTTGCGGGTGAATATTGCACCGCAGAATTTCAGCCATTTGATAGCCAATTTATTCTCCTCGTGTACGAAGTTAAAGGTTGCGCCATAAGGCTTGGTGAGCATTTGTGTCCACTTACGGGACGATTTAATAAAGTCATATGCGTGGTCGGTTACGCTGTCTGTACCTAACCACCAGATGTACGCTAGGTTGTTTACCTGTCCGACACCGAACATAGCAAAGGGTACGCCCCAAGGGTCTAGAGCGGTAAGGGTAACATCATCGTTCTCAAAGCCATTCTCTAGGGCTTCCTTGGGAGTATGTCCCATACAGGCGACCTCTATCTGGTCAGCTTTACGCATGAACGGATATATCTGTTCTATGTGTTCCTTGGTAGCTTCTACAATAGAACAACGCCCAGCCTGTACGTTCAGTTTACCCATACCTACTTGAGCGTGGGTGTACGAAGGATTCAAACTCAGCAGAGCTAAACTTAGAGTCAAACGGACTGTCGTTCTGAATCAAAATGTTTGCGTGTTTAGCCTTGCTGTACACAGGGAACCTGAAGTTACCCTCAGCGAACTTTACAGGGCTTAGCCTACAAAGCTTAAAGTTTGTGATTGAGACGTTGAGGAGACTATCCGTCATTACTCTCCACATAATCTGTGGGGGAGGTTCATTACCACCAGTTAGTCCATCATCAAAGATGTCCATCTCGATTACATTAGAACCCACAGTCGGTTCTACATAACCAGCGTATGTAATGCCGTTCGAAGGAATGTTGTCAGCATCAGACCAAATTATGTCGATGGCATCAAGACTACCCGTGATAAGCTCTAAATCAAAAGTCATGCGATACTTTCCTACTGTAGCAGGTCTTGTTGCAACATAGGGGTAATCGTAATTTGTCGCACCACCACTCGCGTTACCAACGTTGGTATCGGAAACAACTATCGTAAAGGCTGATGCGCTTGTGTTTGTCCAAACCGTCCCACGACTATATGTGGAAGTACCAACCGCTAGAGGATATTCTTCTACTATTATTTCTTCTGCTTCTGGTACATCATCAGCAAGGAATGTACTGGTGGCTGTTGTGCGGTTCTCTGGGGTTACCTTAACGTCAAACGTATGGGTATCATCAAAGAACATCGTGCCGTTGCGGACGTGCATTGCAGAGGCGTTTGTAGGGGACGATGATTTACCAGCGGATGCTTTGAACACCTGAGTGCTGAACTTATACTTCATAGTGTAGGGTACGCCTACGTATCCATAGAGGTCTATAGATGCGTTTCCAGCCTCTAGGAGCGGCTGTGCTCCATCTCCAGCATCGAAACACAATAATGAATGGGTTGTAGCTGTTGAGTCTACGAATACCTCAGATATAGGTTGGCCTGCTGTAGGAATAGTTCCGTTATAATATGTATAAGGCACTTGGGAGCTGTAAGTTCCATCTGCCTGCTCAAATTTAATATTGCTGGTTCCAGCTTCTACCTTAACTCTAACACGTCTGTCTAACAGTGTAAGGAAATCAGAGGAAGCACCAGTGTGGCCAACGTCTTGTAAGCCAGCTTCCATAGGCAGAGACACTAGATGAGTATTAGACTCGTCGTCGGTCATAACCATGTATAAGGTGGACTCAATGAACTCTATACCTCTTATCTCACCTGTGAAGGTAAACTTAGACCAAGCACTGAGGACTTTCTGGTTATTGCTCCAGAAGTAATTGTAGCAATATAGAGAACCTTTTTCGTCACCACTAAGTAACACAATCATGTCCTCCGAGGTGGTTCCCGCCGTATCAATAATGTTTTTAGGGATGTAAGCAGGAACGTGTTCAGTGACCTCTGTGGAATCATAATTATCTGTAGAGGCGTTCACGGTAAATTCACGTATACCTGTAAAGGCTCCACGAGTGAAGGGAAAGTAGATATAAGAACCCAGAGGCAGAGGGTCAACTTGGTCTTCAAAACTAAAGTTAGTAATAGGAGTGATGCTGACCGACTTAGGTGTAAGAACATCTCCACCCTTGAGAACGAACTGTCCGCTCTCTGAGAATAATATAAGGTTCTCTTGGAAGCCTTTAGCGGCTTTTAGGTTAGTCACGCGACTACTAGCTACTGATACATCAATAGGGTCGGAGTCTAACAAAGTAGTTACTGTAGTGCGCCCAAAGTTAAAATTAAGTTGTCCAGTTGTATCTAATGCTCCTAGACCACTTTCGGACATCACGACATTCTCGCCACAAAGAAAACCAAGTCGGTTTTTGAAGAAGAACAAGTTGTCTATCGTCTGTGTCACAAAAGAAGCGAGGGGGTTTGAGTTTACGTCACCAGCAATTCGGTCAGCAACCTTCATAGTTCTAAGCGTAAAGCCACTGCCGTCACTTATAAGCTCCATAGGAAGTGTGTTAGCGTCATAGCCTAAAAGAAGTTCAGGAGCTACACACTCTATCCAAGAGCCTTGTCCAATCGTTTCACCGCTTGTTGTTTCAAAGCGCACATAATAGTCATCTTGGTTAAGTTCAACATCACCTGCTACTTTTACTTCAAATCCGTTTTTAGCGACAAGCGGTAAGTCAGAGATAGAATTTACTTCCTTATAGACTACGCCCATGCCTTCTCCGCTCATACCGTCTATGGGAGTTATTGAAAATTTTTCGACCAACTCTTCGCCACTTGAGTTTTGTCTAGGAGATAAAACAAGTAAATTGGATTCAGCGCTTCCTGTCGTTTCAAAATATGTGCTTAAACCGTCGGTTCCTGTAGTTGTCCCTGCATGGTCGCCTGAACTGTTGGTTAAAGCATTAACACCCTCGAGTATGTTTGATGAAGCAGTGCTTGATGAATTATTACTCGCACTACTGCCGCTTTGAAATACCTTTTTCAGAGTGACCTTGTTGCTTGTATTATTATTTCCAGTAACTGCAGTGTTATTAGTAGTGGGAATACTTATTACCTCATCAATATTTCCCCCACCCGCTGAGTAATAAGGACCCGAAGAGGTAGTGACCCCCAGCCCATGTTTTGTACTATAACTATAATTAGACCCAGCATATGCAAAGCTTCCAGCATTTTCTATGCTTGCGCCAGTTATTGACCCGTTAGGGCCTATTTGAGTGACCCTCATTGTTGGCTGAGTGAAAAGCCATAGCCTAAAGTCTAAGGTTTCTAGGCCTGTTCCGCTCCACAAATGGTGGATTGTCTTATTTGTGACAAGGGGAATATCTACAATATCATTTACTGCAAATCCAGAACCAGCGTTGTTAGCATCAAGAGTAAGACCACTTATGTAAGCCCTTCTTTGATATGACACAACGTTAAACGCACTACTAAATGTAATAGAAGCAGATACTCCAGACGCATTAGAGCGCGTTACGTCGAGCGAGAACCCATACTTCTTTTCATAGTCCCCTTGTTTAATAAATAACAATGCTTCGTTTGCAAGGGTTGGGGATTTAGATGAACCTAATCCAATAGAGATTCCTGTATTTAGTAGAAAAGTGCTGTCGGCTATTGTAAGAGCCTTGAGAGAAGCACGAGCCGCAGTGGAGGCAAGATAAGTATTACTGACGGGGTAACCAGTAGCTACATAATTAGAGTTCGCGGCAAGTTCTGCTGTCGTCCAAGATGCTTTATAGCAATTAGTCCCTACCTTTATTTCTTGCTCAACACCTGTAATCATACTGTAGGCGTATAGATGTGTTCCATCATGAATAAGAACATACTTCTCCGAGTCACTTCGATTGATGAAGTGAACAAAACTATTACTGTCTATAGCACTCGTAAGTAACTTAGCAACGTGCCGAGTATTAGGACGTTTCTTCAGTCCCTCTGCAACAGAGCTAAGAGCGTTCTCCTGCTCCTCACATTGACCATCAAAGCGTGTTGCATCAGGTTGCTGAGAGACACCTTGGATAAGGTTAGGAACCGACGTGTTAATTAGGGGCATTAGGAGAGGTCGTAGTTGCGGTTGATGCCTATTCTGGAGGCAGTGTCATAGTTGTCAAATACGGAGTAGTTAGCTTCGTCAGCCTCGCGGTCTTTAAAGTAAGCTCGTAGCTCTGCTTCCATCTTAGGAAGACGCTGGATGTCTATGCCACTCTTCGGGTAAAGCTCTGTTAGTAGGATAGCGACACGAACGCTTAGATACTCACGGTACTTCTGGGGGGTGTCGTCAAGTGACCTCTGATATACTACTTTACATTTAATAGGGGAAGTCCAGTCTTGATAGGACTGTTTAGATAAATCATATAGGAAGTTTAAAGCAATAATTTTTTGAATCCGCACATCATAATCATTCGCTTCAAGGCTCAAAATTGTATTCGGAACAACGATAGTGTTAGTTGCGCTTGCTGGGGTTAGCTCTACGTCCTCTTCAGTATTAAACCACCATCCGCGTCCTTGTAACTCTTTGTCTGTGTCACGTAATAGGCGAACACACTCAGAGGCTAAGGAGTTAGAGTTTAGGGCTGATACTGGCGACTCGCCTATAAAGCGCATCACCTTGTTGACCTCAGATATTTCTGTGGTGGTAAGGTTTGACGCTGGGCTTGCCTCTGTGGCTGTAGCCCAGCGTAGCTTAAGAGCGTCTGCTAGTAGTTCTACCTTCTTAACCGCGGGAGTTTGTTGGAACATGGATTCTTGAACACCCATGATACGTAGCTCAGCCGCAAAGTCTCTGTAGGTAGACTGGGTGCCAGCGATAACACCATCGTAGAAGGCTTTCTCGGCTGTAGCTTCGATAGCAGTCTGAGCGTCTAGTTGAGTCTTTTGAGAAGTCTTAAGGTCTGTGTCTGCCTCAATAGCTAAAGATTGTTTACCTTTAAGTGCTGTATCAGCTACAACGTCTAAGGTTTGTTGTGCTGTTAAAGCCTGTTGCTGGGTTGTTAGACCTGTATCAGCGTCGAGCTTAATACCTTGCTTACCTTTAAGGGCTACGTCTGCTGTAATGTTACTTACATTCGCTACTGACTCTAGGATTTGCTGTGCTATTAAGGCTTGTTGTGTGGTAACCAGTCCTGCATCTGCCGCAACTTTGATTGCGTTCTGCGCTTCAGTAGACGCCTGTGCATCAACCAGTGAGCCTTGCTTACCTTTAAGGGCTACATCTGCGGCGGCATCAAGAACTTGTTGGCTTACTAAGGCTTGCTGGGATGTAACGAGACCTGTATCAGCAGATATCTTTATAGCATTTTGGACTTCAGTAAGAGCTTGCTTAGTAACTAGAGTTTTCTGCTCCGTTACAAGAAGTTTTTCTTCGTATATCTTGAGCTTCTGCTCTTCTTTAATAGCTGTGTCAGCAACGGTATCAAGTACCTGCTGTGCTACCAGTGCTTGCTGGGATGTAACTAAACCAGCTTCAGCGGCAACCTTAATAGCGTTCTGTAGCTCTGTGGCTTTCTGAGCGTCTGTAAGGAGGTCTTGAGTTTGGAGTAGGTCTACTTCCTCATCAATCTTAGTCCCTTGCTTGGTCTTTAGCTCTGTGTCAGCGACTACATCTAGAACCTGTTGAGCAATTAGGGCTTGCTGGGACGTAACCACTCCAGCCTCAGCGGCTGTCTTGATGGCGGTCTGAGTAACTAAATTTGTATTCTGAAGCTCTGTGAGTGCTTGCTGAGACTTAAGAACTGTCTCTGTCTGTATTTGTGACTTCTGAGCATCAACGAGGTCTTTCTCAGCGCCTCTCTTGGCTGTCTCTTGGACTTCTGTGAGAACCTGTTGTTCTACGAGGTCTTCTTGGTCACCTATGAGTGCTGTCTCCGCCGCTAGCTTATCACCTGATTTAAGCTCTGTGACGAGCCGTAGTGATAGTAGCTTTTCCTCGGCAGACTGCTGGAGGAACAATACCTCCTCTACTCCCATGCCTTTTAGGTCGGCAGGGAATGAATTAAAACTAGTTGAGCCTCCTGCGTTGCGTACGTGGGCTTGTGTCAGTATAGCGAGGCTTACCTGCTCCTCTTGAAAGGAGAACTTCAGGAGCTCCTCAGAGCCTACAAAGCGTGACTGAAGGACACGAGCGGCACGTATAGCGATGTAACGACGAGCTTCCTCTGGGATACCTGCGTTGTTTGTTCCCCCTGTACTAGCGAAGTTCTCTGCGGCTCCACTGCCGCTGTTGCCGAGGATGGAGATATCAGAACCAGACGTGTTAAACCACCAACCCTTGCTCTGTACGTCACGACTAACCTCCTCGATGATTTGCTTAGCAAGTACAACGTTAGTTGAGGTGTTATCAGGTGCGCTTACAGGTGTTTCACCGAGGCAACTCAAGCCGATGTTTATGGCATCTTTGAGTGAAGTGTAGGTAGAGTTTACGTCTGTCATTCTTTTTTAAGTTATACTATTTTTAAAGTTCCACCATCAGAGTAGATAGTGCCAGAAGTGAGTCCAGCGGAGCTTGTGGGTATGTTGGAAATGATAATATGCCCCTGCGCAGTTAACGGCAGGTATGCTTGAGAAAGTTTAGCAGGAGTAACTTGTCCGTCTGCTAGAGTATTGGTGATACCATTCTCTGTAATCAATTCGTTGATAACCGCCTCTTGGACGTCTTCCATATCATCTTTAATAGCCATATATCATTGGGGTTACTCAGCTTTTACGCCCTTAGGGACAAAGAAGGATGAAGTTTCGCCCTCCTCTTGAACGTGGATTGTGTAGGTTGTGTAACGAATATCCTCCTCCACTCCGTCAGCGTTGCCCTGAATGGGAGCAAAATTCTGTATAGCCTGACTTTTTGTCATTCTAAGCCGTGTTGAGGTTGTGCTTGCGGAAGCGTCTTTTCCATCGTAAGCTTGGAAAAGCGCCTCTGCTACAGCGAGATAAACCGAACGAACGTCTCCGCTGTCGGCGTCTAAATCGTCATCAAGAACTCCTGTCTGGGGTAGTGCGCCATTGAGGCTAAAGCTAACCAAATCCGTACCTGCTGTGTATGCGTAATTAGTGAACCACTCGTCTGGATTGTTGCCAGTGTTTGCTGTGTTTGAAAAGTCTGCCATAATATTTTTTTTTCTAATTTGAGGTAAATAAAAAAGAGCCCCCAAAGGAATTAACCAATGGGGGCTCAGAATTAATTTAGCGTACTTCTACAGCACACTCAGGACGCAAGACGCCGTGTCCCATTGCATACTTAGCAACGAACAACGTACCTTGACGTTCGATTTGGTACTCGGACTCTGTAGCGAGGTCGAGGAGCTTGACTGTACCGATAGCTTCCTTAGTACCTGCAAGGATGCGGGTAGCAGAGAGGTCACCATTGTAGCCAGTACCGCTAGCACCGAAGACATCATTGTTGACGCCATCATCATCTTGGTCTTGAGAAGCCTCAGCGACCTTAATGGCGGCAAGGTGGTTGCTCTTTACAAGATTGATACCAGCGACTTGGCTGATTGTACCAGTTGCGATGTTACCAACACCACCTACGTCACGATTAGCCGCGAGCGACACTGCGCTGTTGTCTGCTGTGATTAGGGTGTAGTAGTCGGCAGGGCTCAGGACAGCGAAACGACCTTCGTCGCTTACGTCCTTACTGTCGAGAGACTCAGCAACGCCATAAAGAGCGTCGATAAGTTCAGCCGCAGTTGCGTTAGCACCAGCGAACAACGAAGAGGAAGCACCAAGAATAGTGCCGTCATCTCCACCGATTTCTGAAGTACCACGAGCGGCGGCGGCAAGAGTCTTCATCGTAGCGATGTCGAAACGTTTTGCGAGTGCCTTACCGAGTTCCTTAGCGTAGATGCTACGGACGTCGTAGTGGTTCTTTAGTTCGTCGATGTTTGCGATGAACGTTGATGAGATGAGTACGTCGTCAATAGAGATGACGCGCTCAGCGTGTTTGATTGCAGACAGGTAGCTGTTACCTCCGTCAGCGATATTCTCGCCAGCAGTGTGGTATTTCGCGGATGCGATACCAGTAACAGGGAATTGTGCAGATTTGCCATTCTGAATGGTGCGTACCATGTGCAAGTCCTTCATCACGTTTGTTTCTTCAAACGTAGTTAGGATTTCACCAGAGAACACCTTCAGGAACAACGCATTTACATCACCTGAAGCATTTACTTGCCCTAAACGAGAGGGACTTGTATTGCCATTAGCCATGATTTTTATTCCTTATTTGGATTAGTATTGAGGGTTTGAGGTGTCCGTGGGCAGGGTTTGCTTGTCTAAGGTTATCCTCCTCAAAGGGCCTTACGCTACTACTAGCTTAGGGACGAAAGTTATTTTTTCTTTTTAGGAAAGCCCTTCTTCATATTAGAATAGGCTTTATCGCTCACTGTAGACTTCTTTTTGCTACGGGAGATGCCGAGTTTACGGCGACGATTCATATTTCTGTATAGGGACATAATTTTATTGATTACGCTGGGCTAAAATCTTACGCTTTCTCTCAGCTCTTTCGTCCTCTCTTTTCTTTTTAATAGAGAGGTAGCTTCGCCTTGCATTGATAATCGAACCATGATTCTGCTTTATCTTTTGTATACCTTCTATTGCTGAGCGCATTACTCCTAGATTATTTATCATATTAACATTTCCACTTTCTAAGGGCGAGAGCTTTACGGGTCGGTCTACCTTTGGAGTCCTTCATAGGCCCCTTAACGCCACTCATGCGAGCACAGAAGGAACGCTTCCTTGCTCCGCCTTTGGGCTGTGGGGCTTTGAGGTTAGAACCAGTCTTACGATTGTAGTAGTCTCTTCCTTTCTTGGAGAGACCCCCGCTCTTAGACTTATGCTCTTTCCGAAGGCTTACGCCTTTTCTCTTTGCCATTTATGTATTCTTTTATTATTGGGGTTGCTCGGCGTTTATACCGAAGTAGATTGTCTTGTTTCAAATCATCTTTAGGATTGCTTACTCGCTTCCATGCACTCCCGCCTCCGTTCCAGATGAACAGTAGGTGATTGATGGTTACTTCTTCTCCGCATCCTCTAATATGCGCTGAATAGTGTTCCAGAACTTTGAAAGCGATGACGAAGCTGAAGTCAGGGTCGAACGCCACAGTGTGCGCAACTTTACTGCCCGTGATACGATTGTAGTCGTCCACCATAACTTGATGGATTTGGTACACCCCATAAGCAAGACCTCCGTCTCCAACAATAGTCGGGCGACTGCCGTACGGAACTTCCCATAGAGGGATGAGCCGAACGAACTCGTGTAATGATATAACTTTATTTTCATTGCTAGCGTTTAACCATA